TGCCTGTGCAGGGCGGCGACTTTTACCATGTGGAGTGGAACCCGGCGGCGGGATACCACTGCACGTTGGGCGATGTGGAGGTGAGCTTGCGCCACCCGCGCCAAGTGATACCGCAGCCGGGCATTTACCGCCTGGAGGATATGGACTATGTATTTGTGCAAATCAGTAAAAGCAAGGAAGCATTGCAAGCCAAATACGGCGTTACCCTGACCGATGACACCGAGGAAACGCCGGAAGTGCGCGGCGATACCGAGACCCACAGCGGCGTAGTGACACAGAACCTTGTGTATTACAAGCACGACCACGGCACGGTGGGCTTGTTCAGCTGGGTAGGTGACCAGGTGCTGGAAGACCACCCCGACTACTACGCCAGAACCGCCGAGGTGTGCGTGAAATGCGGGCGCAAGCGCGTGGGCGATACCTGCGTTTGCGGCGGAAAGAAGTTTAAGCAGCAGCCGAGCCAGACGGTGACGCTGATGCAGGATATCACTTTAGCGAGCGGCGAGGTGCTGCCCGCACAGCAGTACGGCGAGGATGAGCCGATTGTGAACCCCGACGGCAGCGTACAGCGCGACGAGGAAACCGGCGAGGTCATTATGATGCCGGGGGCGCTGGTGAATACCGAAATACCCGCGTATAAGCCGATGGGGTTCCCCCTAATTATGCGGGTGAACGTGGGCAGTGAAAGCCGGTTTTTGGGCGTTTCGGACGTGGATATTATTGCCGACCAGCAGCAGGCGATCAACAAGTACGGCACGAAGATACAGGAAAAGCTGCTGAAGGGCGGCAGCTATGTGACTTTGCCGGACGGCGTGGACATTGACAAGAGCGACAGTGAGCTAAAAATCCTGCGTTTGCGTGACCCGAGCCAGAAAGCACTGATCGATGTTATTAACGTGCAGCCCAACGTGAGCAACGATCAGAATATGCTGGAGCTGAATTACCAGTGGATGAAATCCACCATTGGCATTACCGATGCGTTTCAGGGAAAGTACGATTCGAGCGCGGTTTCCGGCAGTGCAAAGCAGTTCAGCGCGAACCAGAGCGCGGGACGCTTGCAAAGCAAGCGCGAAATGAAAAATTCCGCCTATGCCAGACTGTACCGCCTGATGTTTGAATTTTTGCTTGCCTATGCCGACGAGCCGTACCCTGTGACAGAAACCGATACCGACGGCGAACAGCAGTTTGGACACTTTGACCGCTACGAGTTTTTGAAGCGGGACGCGGCAGGGGAATTGTACTGGAACGACGAGTTTATTTTTGAGGTAGACCCGGCGTCGAACCTTGCCAGCAACCGCGAACGGCTGTGGGATATGGCAAAGGTAGATTACCAGGCGGGCGCGTTTGGCCCCATTGGCGATTTGAACAGTGCCAGAATCTACTGGACATGGAACAAGAGTACCGGATACCCTTACGCGGCAACGGTGCTGGAAGCTATCAACAAGCTGCTGGGAGCACAGGCGGCGCAGCCGATGCCCATGGAACAAAACACGGAGGTGACCGGCTATGACATGGTATGACGTAAAGCTGGCAACCTTGCAGAAGATGTTTGCCAGCGACGGCACGGATATTTCCACCCCCGATGAAGCAACCAAGGAATATATAAACGCGATGCCGCAAGCCGCCAACGAAGTTGTGGAGATGCTTTGCACGGCAGGGCGATACCTGCGCAAGAGCTACACGGTGGACAAGACGGCGGGGGAAGCGCTGAGCGTAAACCTGAACTATGAAGTACCGAGCTTTTGGCGGGCTGAACCGCTGGAGGTGTACAAGCTGGTAAATGATGTGCCGCAGCTGACAGGCGGCGTGCAGATCGTGGGCGGCAAATATCTTGTGTTTGACAAAGAGCTGGACGGCGAGTTTGAGTTTTTTTACGACGCCAAGCCGAGAACCTTTACCGCCGACACCCCCGACACGCAAAAGATCGAGCTGCCGGACGATGCCGCCGTTTTGATGCCGCTGTATATGGCAAGCCAGCTGTATAAGGACGATGACATTACGATTGCCACCTATTACCGCAACGAGTTTGAGACCGCGTTTGAGCGCCTTAAAAATCCGAACCGTAACAGCACGAAAGAGCGTTTTGTTAGTGAAACGGGGTGGTGGTAATGGCAAGGTTTTCGATACCGGCGCAGGTTGCAAGAAGTCGCCTTGTGATTGACACGTTGCTGGGCATTGACTACACGAGCAATGCCACAAACGTAAACAAAAGCCAAAGCCCGGACGCGCCGAATATGATACGCGACGAGCCAGGCAAGGTGCGCAAGCGGATGGGGTATTATCGCTTTGCCAGCTACCCGGCACGCATCAACGGCTGTTATGCGCTGAATAAGACGGTGCTGATCCACGCGGGAAATGCCTTGTACAAGCTGCCGGATACTGAAACGACGTTGTATACGAATTTAGCTGATGCGCGCAGCAATGCGTGGCAGCTGGAAGACAAGTTGTATATTGCGGATGGCAAGTGCCTGCTTGTGTATGACGGAAACACTGTGCAGCCTGTGCAGAACACGGCGAAAGTTCCGACACTTACCATTGCCAAGAAACCGGCTGGCGGCGGAGAACAGTACGAGGCATTGAATTTGCTGCAGCCGAAGTTCCGGGAACTGTTTGCCGGAGACGGCAGCAGCACGGCCTATCATTTGAGTTTCAGCGGACTGGACAGCGCTAATGTCACGGTGAGGAAGCTGAACAGTGATGGCAGCTGGCAGACTGTTACGAACTACAGCTGCGATGCCACAAAAGGCATCGTAAACTTTACATCGCCACCGGAAAAAAGCCCCGTGACGGGTGAGGACAATATTGAAATTACGGCTGCACGAACCGTGAAGGGGTACGCGGACAGAATTAACCACTGTAGATTTGGCGTTTTGTTTGGCGTGAACGGTGCAGCAGACCGATTGTTTTTGACGGGAAACCCCGATTACAAAAATCAGGACTGGTACAGTGGGCAGTATGATGCGACGTATTTTCCGGACACGGGGTATAGCAAACTAGGTACGGCGAGAAGCGCCGTAATGGGTTACAGCATCGTGGAAAACCGCTTGGCGGCGCATAAGGATGCGCAGGAAACAGACCGCAATGTTATTGTGCGCAGTGGAAATCTTGTAGACAATGAACCATCGTTTCCAATTGCAAACACAATACAAGGTCCCGGTGCGATTGCCCCGTACAGCTTTGCCTACCTGGACAACGAGCCTGTGTTTTTGACAAGTCTCGGCGTTTTTGCTATTACGCCCAGTGACGTGGTCGGCGAACGATTGAGCCAAAACCGCAGTTACTACATGAACGGGAAACTAACCGCAGAAACGGGACAGCAGGACGCATTTTCCTGCATTTACAAGGATATGTATTGGCTTTGCGTGAACGGCGTTGTGTATATTCTGGACGGGCAGCAGAATTTGGGATCAAACAAAAACGAGCCGTACTCCAACCGGCAATATGCCTGTTTTTACGAGACAAATATACCGGCGCGCGTGATGTGGACAGACGGAACCGATTTGTATTTTGGCACCGATACGGGCAAGGTATACAGATTTTACCGTGACCCGGAAAACATTGAGAGCTACCAAGACGACGGCAAGCCGATTTATGCACGATGGGAAACGCCGGACTTGTACGGAAACCTGTTTTACAAGAATAAGCGGTTTAAATACTTTGCCTTGCAATTGAAGCCAAGCGTTGCCACCAGCGTTACCGTTTATGCAATGAAACGCGGTTTGTGGGGCAGGATTTGGCAGAACTTTACCAAGGCGCGGTATTTCAGTTATGAGCAGCTTGTATACAGCAAGTTTTCCTACTCAAACGATGAAACGCCGCGCACGCTGCACAACAAAATCAGCATTAAGCGGGTTGACAAGGCGCGGTTCCGCTTAGAGAACGGTGAGAGGTTTGAACCGTTTGGATTGATGCAAATTGCCTTGGAATTTGTGGAAAACGGGAACTTTAAGGGGTGAAATAGTTTGGCTTTTTTGAAAATTACCGAAGCCGATTTAAAAGGCAAGGGCAATATCGGCAAACCCGATACGCCCGGTGTGACTACCGCAGAGATGCAGCGGATTTTGGATGAGATTCCCAGAGAGGTTATTGTGCCGGCATTTAATGCAATGGTGGATGCACTGATCGGCGGCACGGCTGCCAGCAGCATTGGTGCGACATTTCCGACCGAGCTGCCGGGTGAGGGGGCCGGAACAATCCAAGACGTTTTGAACGCTTTGGCAAAACAGGCAAGCGATCATATTTCCGACATGGATAACCCGCACAAGGTTACGGCAGAGAAAGTTGGTGTCGCCGTGCCTGATGCGCTGCCGCAGGATACTGCAAAAACGGTACAGGCTGTATTGGATGCCGCTGTTGTGTATATGCGCAGCCACAAGCAGGACAAACAAAACCCACACGATGTGACGTCGGCGCAGGTAGGGGCAGTCGTTCCGCAGGGCTTGCCGAACGATACGCAAAAGACAATACAGAGCGTATTAGAGGCACTTATGCGCTATATCCAAGCGCACGAGAGAATGACCGACAACCCGCATAAGGTGACCGCCCAACAGCTGAGTGCCTACACCAAGACAGAAACGGACAATAAAATCCGCACTGCCGTAGACAACGCCGCAATTGGCAATGTACCTGTCTTGACCGATGAGGAGATAACGCAGGTACTGAACGCGATTTAAGGAAGGGACAGCCTATGCAGCGACAGGAAATACAGCTGAATGGCTACGCGGTAAAGCCCGCGCACATTATGTTGGGCACCTTTGACAGTTATGGTTTAGAGGAACTGCACATAACAACGGACGAGTTGTGGCAAGACCTTGCCATTACTGCTACGTTTAATGCACCGAGCGGAAAGGCGGTAACGCGAACCGCCGATGCACAAGGCGTTATCAAGGTTCCGCCAGAAGCTGTGGAAAAGGAAAGCGGAGAAGGAACCATTGTATTTGTGGGCGTTGGCAAAAACGCGCAGCGGATCAGCCGCAATTTATATTATACCGCCATAGACCACGACAACACGGAGGGGCTGAACGCTGCCGACCCTACTCCCGATTTGGTGCAGCAGATTCTTGCCGCCGCCAGCACCGCCGAAAAGACCGCCCAGAGCGTGCGCGACGATGCCGACAACGGAAAGTTTACGGGGCCACCCGGACCGCAGGGCGAGACAGGCGAGGTGGAAACGCTGAACAATCTGGAAATCCAAGAAATTTTGAATATGCTTGATTTTTAAGAAAAGAGGTTGAACCAATGGCAGTAGATATGAACAAACTTCTCGACGGTAACGGCTTGCTGTTTGCCTTGCAGGGCTTTATGACGAAGGTGACCGCCCTGCTGGGCAATAAGGTGGACAAGGTCAGCGGCAAAGGCTTGTCCACCAACGACTACACCACCGCCGAGAAAACCAAGCTGTCCGGCATTGCAACGGGTGCCAATAACTACACCCTGCCCACCGCCAGCAGTACCACGCTGGGCGGTGTAAAGACCGGCAGCAACATCACCAACACCGACGGCACGCTGAGCCTGACCAAAGCCAACGTGACCGCCGCGCTCGGCTACACCCCGCCCACGAAGGACACCAACACCTGGACACCTTTTAAGGGCGCCACTGCTAGCGCGGCAGGCACGGCAGGTTATGTTCCCGCCCCGGCGGCGGGTGACCAGGAGAAATTTTTTAAGGCGGACGGCACCTTTGCTGTGCCGAAAAACACCACCTACGGTGTGGTATCGGATTCCTACAACGGCTTGATGAGTTCGGACGATTACAAAAAGCTGAAAGCTTTTGGTGATGCCAGCACCTACGCCACGACCGCATATGTCGGGCAGCAGATTTCCGCTGCCGGGCATGTGTCCAAGAAAATCGTCACCGCCCTGCCTGACCCCAGCGCTGCCGCAGACAACGTGATTTACCTCATCAAAAAATCCAGCGGCAGCGGCAGCAACCTGTACGATGAGTATATGCTCATTGACGGAAAGCTGGAACTTGTCGGCGACAGCGCCACCAAAATCGACACGCTGACAAACGCCGATATCACGGAGATTTTGTCTAAAGTGTAAGGAGGTAGCCGATGGGATACGCAAGCAAAGAGAATATGATCAGCTTTGCCTCGCAGCTGCGCGGCAGGCTGTACCGCACCTGCACGGCAACCTTTTCCGTAAGCGGCTGGACGGCGTCGTCCGGCAAGTATACGCAGAGCAAGACCGTCACCAACAGCGGGGCGTTTACGATTAAAAACGTGCAGCCGCCGCTGACGACGCAGACCGGCAACGCCGCGACCGATGCCATAAAACGGCGCAATCTGGGAACTATTGCCCGCGCTAAAGCGGAGTTTACGGTGACAGCAAGCAACATCACGGTAAAAATCACCACCGACACAAAGCCGGATTGCGATTTGGACGTGACGTGGTACTTGGAGGTGTGATATGAAAATTTACGATGCAGCCCTTGAGACCGAACTGCAAAACCCCGACCTTACGCGCGGCAAGCTGGAAACCGCGCAGCGCGTGACGGTGCATCACGACGCTGTACCCGCGTCCGTGCGGTATGAGGTGATGGCGGACACGGTAACCGCCGACTGCCCCGAGGGGCTGCGGCAGGAAATCACCACACCCGCGCGGGAAGCGTGGGACGAATACGAGGAAGTACAGCGGTACGTGCTTTACACCGATGCGGAGCTTGCAGAGATTGCCGAAAAGGCACAAGCCGAAAAAGCTGCCGCCGAAGCTGCTGCCAAAGCTGCCGAGAAAGCCGCCAAAGAGGAAGCTGCCCGCCGCGATGCCGCCGAGAAAATGGCGGCGCAGGTGACCTACACGGCGATGATGACGGACACGATGCTGCCGGAGGAGGGCTGAAATGTACGAAAAAATTAAACTTTGGCACGCCAAAGGCTGGTGGACGGCGGCAATGGTCGCTCAAGCCGCCGCCAAAGGGCTGATTACCGAGGAGCAGTATAAAGCGATTGTAGAGGGGGCAAACAATGAGTAATTTTATGGGGGCTGCACTGACGGTAGACGACATCTACCCCGTGGGCAGCATTTATATGAGCGTCAACGCCGTAGACCCCGCTAAACTTTTCGGCGGGACGTGGGAGCGCATCAAGGAGCACTTTTTGCTTGGCGCGGGTGACACGCACACACCGGGCAGCACGGGCGGCGAGTTTGAACACAAGCTGACTACCGATGAAATGCCAAATCACGGACACTCCATGTATTCGACCTACAATGGGACTTATCACGAAACAGCCAAGCACACTTTTAGTCATACGTCTGGAGCCTTTTCCGCGTCAAACACTTACAGCTACCTTAACAACGTAATCGAACCATACGGCGGCGACAAACCCCATAACAATACCCCCCCCTATTTGGCAGTGTATATTTGGCGTCGCACCGCGTAAAATTGGCGAAAGCGGGGTGGCGGCATGAGTAATTTTATGGGGGCTGGAACGCAAGAACTCCCCGTGGGGTATATTTTTGAATTTGACCCAACTGGAATCACCGGTGCGCCGGATTTGAGTACGCCCGAAAAGGTACGCGCCTATTTTGGCTATGGCACGTGGGAACGGTACGGTACCGACCGGGTAACGGTTGGCGCTGGCGCGGAGTACGCTGTCGGCAGCACGGGCGGCGAAAAGACCCACACTCTGTCTGTAAGTGAAATGCCAAATCACTCCCATCCCGTTTTTTGGCAACCTAGCGAGAACGGTGATACAAGCGGTAACCACTGGTATATTTGTGTAGACAAGACCGCCGAAGACGGGTGGTTGTATAACATGAGAAGTACTGGGAACGCAGGGGGGGATCAGCCACACAACAATATGCAGCCCTACATCGCCCCCTACCGTTACCGCCGGATCGCGTGAACGTGGAAAAAATCATAACAGATACGAAAAAAATCAAGCAAATAAAAACAGTTTCCGGGAGGCTAGACTATGAAAATTTTTGGAATTGACGCAAGCAAATACCAGGGCACCATCGACTGGGCGAAAGCCAAAGCGGGCGGCGTGAAGTTCGCCATGCTAAAAGCTGTGTCCACCAACAGCACGGGTCTGTACATTGACCCGTATTTTGAGCGCAACTACGCCGAGTGCAAGCGGCTGGGCATCCCTGTGGGCGTATACTACTACACCTACGCGCAGGACAAAGCCTACGCCGACAAGGAGCTGGCACTGCTCAAAAAGGCAATTGCGGGCAAACAGTTTGAGTACCCTGTTGTGGTGGATGTCGAGGAAAACAAGCTGAAACCACTGAGCAAGGCGGCGCTGACCGATTTGGTGGAGTACGCCGCGCAGACAATCGAGAGCTGGGGCTGCTATGCGATGGTATACACCTACCTGTATTACAGTCGCGTTGAGCTTGATATGTCCCGCCTTGCCAAGCACGATTTGTGGATTGCCCACTACGCCGCCGCCTGCGGTTACACCGGCAGCTATGGAATGTGGCAGTACACCAGCACCGGCAAGGTGCCGGGCGTTGCGGGAAACTGCGACTGCAATTTTGCTTACAAGGATTACCCCGCCATTATCAAGGGCGCAGGGCTGAACGGCTACGGCAAGGCTGCTGACAGCGTTTGGGACAGCAACGGTCCTTTTGTCATCGCCGGCGCCACCGGGCAGGACAAAGCCGCGCTGCGCGAACTGTGCGAGGAAAAGCAGCTGGAAGTAAGCAAGGGGTGATGCCGATGGAATGGACGGTAGTTTCGGTCATTGTCGTATTGGCGGGTCTGGTTGCGGCACTGGCAAAACCGATGTTGAGTCTTTGCCGGGAAATTACGGGCTTGCGCGGCGACCTGAAAGCGTTGAGCAATGCCGCCAACGATATGACCGCCAAGATGGAAAAATTTGAAACGGACAACCATAACTCCCACAAGCGCTTGTGGGAACACAACACCGAGCAGGACGACATTTTGCACAACCACGAAATGCGCCTGCACGATTTGGACGGAAAATAACTTGCTGAAATGCAGTGCACACGATTAAAACGCACTCGTGCGTTTTCCGTGCGATCTAAGACACCATTTGAAATTTGAATTGAACTTGAACGGACTGAAAAGTCAAACTCAAATTCAATTTCGGCATTTTTTGTATCTGTTTTTCATTTGAAAGGGGCAAAAAAGATGAACATTGATTACATGAACTACATCAAACCTGAGCTGCTGGTGCTGATTCCGGTGCTGATTTTCCTGGGCTGCGCTGCCAAGCAGAGCGCAGTTATCAAAGACAAGTTTATTCCCGCGCTGCTGGCGGCTGCTGGCGTGCTGCTGGCGGGGCTGTATGTGTTGGCGACAACTACCCTTGCCGCACCTCAGGACGTGGCACAAGCTGTGTTTACGGCGCTGGTGCAGGGCTTGCTTTGCGCGGCGGGTGCTGTGTACGCCGACCAGTGCGTAAAACAGGCAAAAAAATCGGAATAAGGGGGCGGGAGTATGCCGAAACCACTTAACTTTGGGAAAAGTACCGACGTATACCAGAAGCCCGGCACGACCAGTTACACGACCTTGTCCAACAAAGGCAACAGAACTACACCTATTCAGCGCCTGAATGCGAACAAGAAATTTAACCCTATGGCGAACGCCGTACAAGCGACGCAGTACAACAGACAGTTGGCGACAGCTGCCAATGCGGGTGCGCAACCTGCCGCTACACCACAAAACACAGGCAGCAGCGGTGTCGGATACAGCAGCAGCGCACCTGCTGTTTCTGCCGCACCTGCTGTATCTGCCGCACCTGCTGTATCTGCCGCACCTGCTGCTACGGAGACCAGCTATATGCAGAGTTACATCCAGCAGCTGCAAAATGCCATGACGGATGCTCAGGCAAGCGCCAAAGCGGCACAGGAACGTGCGGAGGCACAGTTAAAGGCTGCGCAGGAGGCACAGCGCAAAGCCCGCGAAGAAGCCTATGCGCGCGGCACGGCACAGCAGCAGACCGACTACGAGTATGGGCGCGGTCAGGTAAATAGCGCGGCTGACGAGGCATTGCGGCAGACGTACATCAACCGTATGCAGCAGCAACGAAATCTGAATCAGCTTTTGAGCGCGCAGGGGCTTAACGGCGGTGCAAGTGAGACAACCACCGCCGGTATGCTGAACAACTACGCCAACAGCCGCAACGCCTTGGAAACCGAACGCACGGCGCAGTTGGCAAACCTGATGAATACCTACCAAAACAACCTTGCTGAGCTTGCCAACCAGAAAGCCAGCGTCGATGCGGCTGACCTGACAGGTTACCAGACGAACTTAGGCAATCTGGCTGCGAACAACGCAAACAACATGATAAACCTGATCCAGAGTTATGCGAACATCGCGGCAAATATGCCGCAGCTGCGCCGGACGTTTAACACCAGTACAGGGCAATGGGAGTACAGCTACGTGTAAACGATAGCGTAAATATAGAATGCGCCCGCTTTTGCGGGCGCATTTTTTGTATAGGGCGGCAACGCCCGTGAGGTTTTGAAATGGCAAAGATGAACAACCGCGAAGATGCGCTGCTGCAAGCGTATCTGGGACGATATAAGACTGCGCAGGGCAACGCAGTGACCGGCGGACAGCAGGCAGCGCAAACTGCACAAAAGCAGGGCAGTGCCATTTTGAACGCCACTGACAAGACACTGCCGAGTTTGGGAAACCCCTATGAAAGCACACTGCGAAACATTGTGGGCGGGGCATCCACCGAAAACAGCCTGAATCTTGACTTTATGAACCGTCAGGTTTCGCTTGCCAAGAAAAAGTTCGATATGGCAAACGACTATGCGCAGCAGGTAAAAAAGGCACAGGAATATGCCGAGAAGCAAGCCAAAGCCGCCGCAGAAGCCGCCGCCAAGGCTGCCAAACGCGGCAGACGGAAGGGCGGCAATACCACCGGGCAAAGCAGCGGAGCAGACTTGAGCGATGCCGCCGCCAATGCGCTGAACGGAGCGAACGGCAAAGGCGCCAGCGCGAACAGCGCAAAGCCGAGCAGCAACAGCGCGGCGAGCAGCCAGAAGAAACCCAGTGCTCAGGAGCAGTATCTTGCCGACAAGGCAAGCGGAAAGCGGAAGTCAACTACAGGAAACAGCTACGCCGAGCGCAGCAGCGCCGTGCAGCCCGCCCAGAGCCGCGCCGTGACCAAAGGCGGGAAAGTTATCGGCAGCAGTTACGCCGCCGCAGGGAGCGCCCCAAGCGCCAATGAGCGCACAGCTGCAAAAGAGCGGCAGACGCGCGTTGCGGACAGCTTGCAGAAGTTGCAGACGGATGCAAGCTACCGCGCCGAGCTGGCTGCGCCGGGGCGCAAGCTGACGACTGCCGAAGTAGCAGCGGTGAACCAGTACGAAAAGAGTACAAAGAACACCGGATTCAGCGGGCTGAAACGTGTATTTGACCTTGCCAAGAACAGCGATAATCTGAGCAAGGAAGAGTATGCCAAGAAAGCTGCCGCGCTGAATGCCGAGCTGAACCAGAACAGTGCCCTGCGCAGCAAGGCACAGCTGAACGGTGCCGGGCAGAGCGCACAGGCGTTTACTGCCGGACTGTATGACAGTGTGCCGTTTTTGTCAAAGGCAAGCGATGCAATGGCAAGTGCCGCCAACGCAACGGGTCTGGGGGCAGAGCTGCCGATGCTTTCAAAGACGTTGGAGGACACGAAAACCTATGACCCGTTGGCGGCGACTGCGGGTACGATGGTTGGCAAGGGTATGCAGTACAACCTGTTCAATACCGCTATGGCTGGCACGCCGCTTGCGCAGGCGATGGGCAAGGCGGGCAATGCCGTTGTGGGGCAGGCGCAGAAAATCCCCGTGCTGGGCGGTATACTGGGCGCGGGTGCCGGTGATGCGCTGGGACGCATTTTGACCGACACGACCGCAGACCTTGCGCTGGACACCCTGCCGAGCCTTGCAAGTGATGTGAGCGAGGGCAAAAACGCCGGAGAGGTTGCGAACAACGCCGCCAAGAACATTGTGGGGAACGTGGCGATGAACGCGCTTCCGGAGATTGGCGGGGCGGTGTTTAACAGGCTGAAAGGCGCGGCGGGGGACGCTGCGCAGGACGCTTTGAAACAGGCAGACAATGCTGTACAGGACGTGCAGAATGTAGCACCGGCAAGAAACATTGTGCAGCCGGAAGCCAATGGCACGACCGGGCTTGCTGCGCAGATACAGCAGATGAACGCGCCTGTTGCGGAAAACCGCAGCGCATTGAATACGCTGGATGAACTGCGAGGGCAGGTCAATTTGAACGGCGCGCAGGAAAAAGAGGTTGAACAGCTGCGCCGCGCCGTGTTACAGCGCCAGCAGGAGATTGGCGATGAAGCTAAACGTGCTTTACAAAATTCGGACAGTTTGCCGATTGACGCCGCGGCTGATATAGGATATAATGGTATAAATAGTTTTAGAGGTGTGACAAATGAAGCAGTACAAGGACGCAACCAATATGACGGAACAGGAAGCGAAGGAATACTGCGAGGCGGCAGTAGCGGAACGCCCCAACCTGAAACGGGACTTGCAGTGGGAGCTGCATCAGGGGAGTACCTACCGGCAAATCGCGTATTGGTGGCAGAACACCTAAACCAGCGCCCCAGTGTATATAACGACAGCACCCGCGCTATTGCCGAACAGGCTGGTGCGGGTGCTTTTGATTTCCGCAATGCGGATGATGTTCCGGAAACCTTTGCACAAGCCCTTGCAACGGCAAAAGCCAACAATGTAAACGGTGCTGCGGTTGATGGGCATACCGCAGAGGAAATCGCTAACATTGTAAACAATGGCGGCAAAACGTTCCTTACTCCTGATGGTACTGCCGGTGGCGCAGTAGAGGCAGATGGAAATCTTACTTGCGTTTTTAAGGATGCAGTCAACAACAGCACACCCGGTGCAGGCAGCTCCATTGCACTTGCCGCCGTAAAGAACGGCGCCACAAAAGGTGACTGCTATGGACAGGCACTGGTCAATATGTACAGCAAGGCGGGGCTTGAGCCTGTTGCTCGGATTCCTTATGCCTATGGCTATAATGACGCTATAGACGCCCAAGTGCGCAAGCAGATTGCCGATGGGATCATCAGCAAGGAACCCGATGTATACGCGCTAAAGCTGCGCGATGGATACGACTTTGAAAAGGCTGCTGCCGAATTTAACACGGCGCATAGGTACACACAATCCGAATTGGATTCTTTGCCGCTATACGATGACTACGATGAAATGCTTGCATACCGCGACAGCCTACTGAAAACGCCTTCGGCTATGACCGAGGGCGTTTCTGTTATGCCGGACACTGCCAAAGGTGCGGCGCAGAGCTTGCCGTTGAACGGCAGCGAGAGTGTGCCGGAACACGCGGTAGGCGCGGAAAGTACGCAGTATGACCGGCAGGAAGTGCTGAACCAGGACTATGCGAACCAGCGGCGTTTCAATGCCGATTTGGAACCCGATGAGGTGGCGGCACTGGGCGCAGACCAAAACACCCACACGCTGTACACCAGAAAGGAATCTGCCGACACGGCGCGGTTGAACTACGACACCTATTTACAGCAAGGGGACGGCAGTATCAGCGAGGCAAACAAGGCGGTTTTGCAGGATTTGCGCGGCAAGACCAACTGGAACGCCGACGACATCGCCCTTGCCAAGCACGCCGCCGAGCAGCAGCGCAACTATCTGTATACACTGGAAAAGGGCAGTAACGAATACAATCTGGAATTTGCCCGCTACAAGCAGCTGGACAGAGAAACCAGCCGTGGGCTGAGTGGCGTCGGCAGAGCCTTGCAGGAGGGCAGGGAAGCAAAGCCAAACGGGTATACCGGCATACGAAAGTTTGAGCAGTATACGCAGGTGCTGACCGATGACTTTGCCAAGACCCGCGAAGGCAAGGGCTTGCAGCAGGTGGCGGATGTTGTGTACAACGGCGAAATCAACGACTTCTTGACGCAGCTGGAAAAGGAAAACCGGCTGGACGAAGCGATGCTGGAAGCCGAAAAGCAAATCCGCAATGCCGCGAAAGCCAAGAATGTGAAAATCAGCGATGACGCGGTAAAGAGCGCCGCTGCTAGTCTGGTGGCGGGCGGCAATGCCGAGGATATGTTCAATGCTTTGGCGCGAACCAAGCTGGGAATCGGGGATATCAGCCAAGATGACTATGACTTTGTGCGCGGCGTGTTTGAGCGCGTTGCCGATATGCCGGACAGCAAGGCACGGCGCGAACTGGAGATGAGCGCTTACAGCCGATTGGCACAGTATATGCCTGCCAAGAGTTTTGGCGACAAGGTGAACAATATCCGTTACCTGTGTATGCTGGGCAATACCAGAACCCACGGGCGCAATATTCTGGGCAATATCCTGATGAACACCGTTGTGCGCACCAAGGATAATGTGGCGGGCTTGATGCAGCTTGCCTTGCCGCAGGATCAGCGTACAAAAGCAATCGGCACGATGCTGACGGCGGACGGACGCAAGATGGCAGATTTGGCGCGGGACTATGCCGACAACAATATGTACAGCGTGCTGTATGACAACGGCAAGTACAACGTGCAGACAGGGCTTGAGGGCGCACGCAGAATTTACAAGGACGGCACCATTGGCAAAGCGCTGGAATCTTTGGCAAGGGTCAACAGCAATGCGCTGGAAAAGGAAGATGCGTATTTCTTAAAAGCCGAGTTCGGCAACAGTATGGCGAGCTTTTTGAAAGCCCGCGGGTATGACAGCAGTGTGTTTAACGCCACAGACGATGCCAGCAAGCAGGTATTGCTGCAGGCGGCGGCACAGGCGCTGAACGATGCCAAGGTTGCGACCTTCCACGAGGACAACTTTTTGAGTACAGCACTTAGCAACCTGAGCAAGGATATGCGGTATAATGGCGGCGCACTGGGAAAACTGGGCTATGCGATTGAGGAAGGCATTTTGCCGTTTAAGAAAACCCCGCTGAACATCGCCAAAAACGCCATAGACTATGCGGGCGGCAGTTACCTGAAAGCCGGTGCCAAAGCGCTGGGTCGTGAGAGTACCACCGAGGTGATTGACGAGCTTGCCAAGGGCGTGACCGGCAGCGCGATTATGGGCATTGGCTATATTCTGGCACGAAACGGATTTTTGACGGGCGGCACCACCGGCGATGACCGCGCCGATGCGTACCGCGATATGAACGGCGAGCAGGAATATGCGGTAAAGATACCCGGCAAGGGAACCTATACGCTGGACTGGGCAAGCCCGGCGGCTGTGCCACTGCTGGTGGGCGCAGAGATTGCGCAGGATAACAGTGAGCTTACACCCGGGGTTTTGCTGGACAAGTTCCGGCATTTGAGCCAGCCTGTTTTGGAAACCACTATGCTGCAAGGCTTGAACGATACGCTGGATAACATCAGCTATGCGGATTCCGACGAAAAGCTGTTCGCCTTGCTGGCGGGCGGCGCAGGGGATTTTGCACGGCAGTTTGTTCCTACGGTTTTGGGACAGGTGGCACGAACCGTTGATCCTGTGCGGCGCAGCAGTTACGGCGGCGGGCAGAGCAAAACCGAGCGCGATACCGGCTACGCCCTGCGCAGTACGATGAATAAAATCCCGGGCTTGAGTCGACAGAACGAGGCATACATTGACCAGTGGGGACGCGAACAGGCAAGCCTTGACGGGACGGATGATTCGGTGGGCGGTATGTTTTTGCGCGGTGCGTACAATATGCTTAGTCCCGGCTATATCCGGCGGGAGAATATCACGCCGGTGGACGAGTATCTGCAGGGGCTGTACAGCAGCACGAACGACAGCCGCGTACTGCCCGAGAAAGCGTCAAACTCTGTTACGGTGGACAGCAAACCATACTATTTGACGCCGGAGGAAAAGACGCAGTATGCTAAGACGCGCGGGCAGATTTCTTATGATGCAGTGGACAGCCTGCGGCAGAACAGTATGTTTTTGCGGCTGCCGGAAGACCAGCAAAATGAAATCGTGCAGGATGTGTACACCGTTGCCCGAACGGCTGCGGCGGCTGACACGCTGGGTGACGGCGTGAGCGGCACAAACAGCAAGGCGTACAAAGCATACGAACAGGGCGGTATTCCGATGCTGGAAAACTACCTGCTGGCGGACAGCGCCATAAAGGATGCCGGTGCGACAAAGCAAGCCGACGTTGCCAAAGAGCTGCTGAACAGCGGACTGGATAGTGAAGGGATTTACAACAGCTATATCCTGAAATACCCGAAAGACCAGAAAGCCCCTGCCGTGTACAGCCAATACGGCGCAGACGGTGCAAAAAGCTGGCTGCGGTATCAGGCGGCGGCAGATATGGACGGAAACGGAAGAATCAGCCAAGACGAAGCCCGCGCGGTGCTTGACGCTATGAACCTGACGGACGAGCAGCGCGCTTATTACTACCTTTTGACAAACAGCGGTTGGTCTGCCAAAAACAACCCGTATGGGGGTGCATAATGAAATTCGACTTTTGTATTAGCCGTGCCGAATATGACGACCTTGTGTTCGGCTTGACGGACGAAGAACGGGAAGTGCTGGATTTGCGGCGCAGAGGGCGGCGCAATGCCGACATTGCCGCCGAGCTGTATTGCAGCGAGCGCACGGTGAACCGCAGGGTGCGCAACATCAAAAATAAACTGCGGTGATGAGTGGGCAGCTATCCTTTTTAGGGTGGCTGCCCGCTTTTTTGTTTTGGCGCAAAGCTGGCGCAAATGCGGCGCGGGGGTGTCCTACAAAAACACAGTATGTGCGCTATACTGAAAGTACCATAAGCGCTATGGAAATTACTGTGAAAGGAACCTGAATTATGGAAATGAACTATGCTTCTAAAGGCGTTGCCAATGCAGGGCTTGCCACCGGCATTGTCGGCACCAGTCTTGGTGCGCTGAATGCACTGGGCGGCATGGGTGCGCTGACCGGGCTGATCGGTCCGCGCGGTACTTGCAGCGAAGATCACACCATCAACCGTTACGAGCTGGCGCAGGAACAGAAAATCGCCGAGCTGCAGAGCCAGATCGCACTGCGGGATGCCAACACCTACAACGACCAGAAAATGCTGGAGATGTACAAGTACATTGACGGCAAGCTGAGTGCCATTGACACGAAGTTCTGTGAGCAGGCTGTACACAACCAGCGCACGGAAGACAGCTTCACGCTGGCGCGGCAGGACATTGCATCGGTGCGCACCGAGCTTGACCAGAAGATCAAGCTGGAAGCCGAGCGCCGCTGCTGCGGTGATAACTCCATCGTGACTTACGCAAATGCTACCTTCTACCCGAAGATGGTCGCGGATGTTACGGTCGGAACCGCCACTACCGCACAGACCCTGTACAATCCGCTGCCCAAATGCGGCTGCGATTGCAAGGGCTGACAACCAGAAGGGGGCGGCTGTTGCCGCCCCTTTATCTTATAATGCGAGGTGTATCACATGGTCAGTATCGAGAAAGTACAGCGCGGCATTGCCGCCTACATGGAGCAGGAAATCATATCCAGACTGCCGGAAGCAAGCCTTGGAAAAGCAGCCGCAAAGGGTGCAAAGTTCGTGTTTTTGGCACGGAGCAAGCAGGCGCTGGAAAGCCTTGCTGAAAACCCGGTTGCAAAGGCTTTTGGGCTTGCCGATACTGGGGAACTGGATGTTGACATTGCGTGCGATGCGGCAAAAGAAGCGATTGGGGACAGTGGGCTTACGGTTACTTTGCCTGTGCTTGGCAGCCTTACTTTTTACCCTGCTGATGTGGATACATTAAAGCGGATGATCGTAAACGCGTAAGGAGAACACAATGGAAGATATACGATATGTACAAAAGCTGGAAACCGAAAAGCAAAGCTATATGGAACTGCCCGTGAGTCTTGGCACTATGGAGATGATACGGGAAATCGAAAAGACGAAGCAGTGCCTGCACTGCGAGGGACACGACGGCGAGGAAAGCAAGCTGACCCGCGCCGATGCCTTGGCGTGGGTGCAGAATATGGACAATGCCGACGGAACGCAGGGCGCACACTGGACAATGGAACAGACCAGCCCTTACAAGGATACCCGAAACGTCAGTGTGCCTGACTGGGAATGGTACGCTGTTATGAACATGATGTACAGCGACTACAGCAAGGCGGCACAGAAAAACGGCGTTTGCCGACCGGAGTTTTTTGCCGATATGGCGGCGGCGTTCCTGGCAGACAGGGACGCGCCGGAGGATAAAGCCGGGCGGTATTACCACAGTATTGCCAAAGCGGAAGAATAAAAAATGCCCGCAGCCAATCGGTGCAAGCCGATACGCTGTGGGTCATTTTGTGTTTTAGGGGATAATTTCCTCGTACCAGTCGTTGGGGAGTTCCAGCAGAAATAGACCTGTGCGCTCTTTGGCGCGTACCCAGAAGTCGGAACGACCTAACCGCTTTGCGGTTTCGCGCCGGGAAAAGCCGCGCAAAAACACAAGTTCCAACACTTCCTGCTGGTCTTTGTCCAGATTCCGCATAGCGTCGAAGCGGCGATGAAACGCTGCGTTACTAGCGGCGTCTGCCTTCAAATAACGCTGTCGGGCTTTTTCGCTGCGCTCGCAACAGGCGGCTGTGGGGTCGGATTTGCCGTTTGCGTGTGGCATACCGTCGGTGTTGTGCGCTTTTTGGGGATTTGCAATTTCCTGCCATTCGTTGAAAGCGTCCTGCGCGGCATTGCGAAGGGGCAGGAAACACTGCATCCATTTTGTGCGCAAGGCTATGCCGCAGGGTACAGTTTTTTCTTGCAAGTCAATGCCCCCTTATCAGTTTGCAATATTGTTTATACACCCACCGTGCCGCCCATACGGACAGCACCAGCGGATAAAACAGGATAAACAGAGATGTATCGGGCGTGTCGATTTCTACGCCGATTTCGCCCAGCAGGGCGATAAGAAAAAGACCGATAACTTCGTAAATTATGGCAATCAGCGGGATTGCCACAATCAGGGTAAGTATAACAGGCATTTAGGGTTCCTCCTTTTGGGGTTCATCTTCCTCTATTACGTCGGCAAGTCTGCGCAACATATAAATGATGTTGTCGATGGTTACCGTTCTGTTGCTGTACTCATTTTCAAGAATCTCGGCAAGATGGCGGATTCTGTCCGGAGTAGGCGTTCTCGATGGGGTTTCGTTTTGTGTGCCGAGCATCAATTCCTGCTTTGTCGGCATTTCGTCAACGGTTAGGACGTGCATCGCCTTGCCGGTGGTGCTGTCAATGTAGTTGTTGTTTTCGTCTAAAGCTGGCGTGTCAGTTTTGTTCATCGCTCGTCTCCTTTGGGGGTTTGTTCTTTTCCTTTCGCAGCTCGTAGTTCCGGCAAAATTCCGGTGATTTATAGAAACTCGCTATAAAAATATCGCATTTGTATTTTCCCGCATCGATGTCGCAGCCTTTGCGCACAAGGTGCGTGCAGCTATCGCATAGCGAATGTTCCTCCTGTTCTTTAGGTTTTTTCTGTGTGATGACCTTCGCCACGCGAAAAACGGAATAGACCGCACAGGTCAGCATGATAAAAATTTCAAAAAATGCAACGATTTCAGTCATCTGCGTTCACCATCCTTATACGCTCACGTCTCGCATTTCCAGCACTGCGCGTTGCAGCTTGTTCAGGTTGCAGTCCATCTCACTCACAAACTTGCGGCACAGCTTAGGGTTCACGGCGTTGCCCAGCTCGCAGTAGATAAACTCCATCGACTCCCGGCTGAACGACATGCCACACACCTTGTTGATGCCGTGCAGGTGGTAATTCTGGCTGCGGTTGCTACCACCTTTGAACGCCTCACGGCTGAGGTATTCGATCACCCGCGCCCGCAACTCGTCGATGGTCTGCACCCCATCCAGCGGAACCCATGTGTTTCTAAGCGGATAAACGACCAGCTCCAACCGCATATTGATGAAACATTTCGGGAACGCTTCTGCCAGCATCGACCTAATCTTCGGGTCGAGAATCAAATTATCCATTGTTTTCACCTTTTCTCCAAATTATCAATCAGTTTTCCGCCAAGGCATGGGCTGTACAGCTCCATTAACCGCGCCACAATCGACCACGCCATCAAGTACAATGCTTTTCATCTGCGTTCACCATCCTTGCATCTTGCACAGCAGAAAGTATTGCATCCTTGATCACATCTTTTAAGTCAATGTTATTTTCTGCAACTACAGGCATCATTTTTACATCTCTTGTAAAGTATTCCGTTTTCCCAACATTCCACTTTCCATTCCATAACTCGACAGAATATCCAGTAGTCACCATTCCTTCTTCGCCTGTTTTAACAAAATAGCATTCACGTCTTACCCAAGGGCTTTTATATACTTTCATTTGCGTTCACCATCCTTGCGCCGCATTCTGGGCAGTATTTTCGGCACCAAAGCCCTTTCTTTGAAAACGTGTGTCTGCATCTCGTGCAAACGATAAATTTTCCGTTTATAGGGCTCTGGTAAAAACTCTTTTTCCATTTTGCCGTAGGTCGCAGATATTCTGGGTCGATAGTCGGCATTATGTCAATGTCGGAAACTCCGACCGCGTCAAACTCGCCGCAGTCCGGCACGTCGGCAAAACACACCTTTACGGCGCGTTTCTTTAATTCATCTGCATCAATCGGTCGCATTTTCTTTCTCCTTTCTTTCCTCCACAATCGCCATACTCTGGCGCAGATTCAGGGATGCGGGATTGAGAATACAAGCCGGGACGACAGCATAGCTGAAGTACGCATAGTTGGCGTCCAACTGACCATCCGTGTCCACAAAGCGAACGTGGATCGTGACGCCCGTGTCGGAATCCTTATCACCGCAAGACCAAGGAGTGGCAGTCCAAATCCAGCTATCGTAGTGCGGGATGTGATCACGGTACTTGCGGTACTCGTCACAGGTCAGGATGAAAACAAGGTCTTCCACCGTACCATAAGAGCGGTCGCCGTTGTCTGCAACAAGGTCAACCTCGTGCAGAAGCAGGTTGTCACCAAGTTTATCAGCAAGGGAATCGTTCAGTACCTCGCGAACCAAGCTGGTGCGGTAGTTATTCCAGTTGCCTTTTTCATCGGCGAATTTATCACTTGGGCAAAACGTTACATCTTTTGCCCACTGTTTTGCCATAATAGCCAGCACGCCGCCGTCAGGGTGGTTCGGGTCAAGGCAGACCCACTCAAAGTTTTTGAACATAAAGTGTTCGCCGGGGCGCAGTGTTGTAATGTTAGTCATTGTCGGTTACCTCCTCGTTCCAGTAGTCATTGCGGCAATCATCGCAAAGACTGCGACCCACTTCATCGATATACTTTATGCACCGCGTCGGTCTTTTGTCTTTCTCGATTATACAAGGCTGCAAACGAGTTAAATCCGCATTTTGAAATTGCTTTAAAAACTCGCTCTGGCGGGTCTTTTGGGGGTTGTCTTTTGCCCATTGCTCGACCGCCGCCACAACGCCATCTGGGTTTATTCGCCTGTCTGTAGGATTGGAAAAGCACGCATTCCACGCGGCGGGGCAACTATCACACTTACTATATGTATTGCACATACGGTACGCTGTTCTTAAAAATTCAACTGCGTCCATTCTTTCTGTTCCTTTCTTTCTGTTTTATGGTGGATAATACCACCTTGTCATACCCGCGCTGCACATACTGACCGTAGGATATTCCCAGCGCGTCGGCTTCTCTTACGCATTGCGGGATGGGTTTTATCCTGCGTTTCGGCGGCGGGTTCGCTTGTTCTTGCTTGCCTGCGGTTTCGCCAATGGTGTGTTCCGTGCCTATGGCGCTGGCTTTTCCTTGTCCCGCTCTTCTTTGCTGCACTCTCGGCAGATGCGGCGGCGGGAATCAACGTGAATCATCAGCTTGCCGCAGATGTCACAATTTCGGGTGGTGTAACTCATACAAACAGCTCTTTCCGTATTTGCAATAGCCGTACCGTTGGCAGTCGCGGCGGATTTTCGCTCCGCGCGTGGCGGCTGCATCGTCGGCGGCTTGCTCCTGTTTTCTCTTTTCGCGCCGGGCTTCGCACCACTCGGCGTAGATTTTGTACTTTACGCACCTGCTGTGGCAGTGCAGGGCGCGGTCTGGGCAGTCTTTGCAGGGTGATAACATCGGTTATTCCTCCGTTTTCTGTCACAAAGGCATCATCATTCGTTCCTTTTTCCAAAAATCACAACCATACTCGGAAAAGGTGCGCTGTTCCTGGCGTCTCCAAATTTCAGCCGCCCGCGGATGAACCGCACCTCTGCTTTGCCGTATATGTACTCGTGGAACCATCGTGTATCTGTCCGCGCAGGGAGCAGCATTACTACTGTTGCCCCCGCCACAGCCGCAAAAAACGCCCTCCTTACCCATTGCCCGATTTCCCGTCCATACGGCGGATTGCACCACACCAGACCCGTCCACGGCTGCGCAAGTCCGTCCTGCTCTTTCGTGTAGAACTTCCTGCACTTCGCGTTCTCCGGCGTCGCGCATACGTCCAGCTCAAAGTGAAATTCCTTGTCCAGCTCGTCAAAAAGCTCCTGCGGTGTCGCCCACAAATCCGTCTTGCTGGAAAACATCACATCACTGTTCATTGTCCGCTTCTCCTTCGTCCAGCAGCACTTTTCTGTATCGTGCCTTAAATTCTTCCAAGTCCTTTGCCCGGTTTGCCAGTGTCCATCGCCCGGTATCGCCGGGCAACAAGTATTTACTCATAAGCAGCCTTGTCCTCTAGCACATCAATAATAATTTCCGTTCTCGGGTATTCCTTGTCGTACAGCACGCGGGAGCCGTCCACGCTTATGATGATGGTGTTATTGTCGTCCGCAAGGATTCCAGCCGCCACAAGCACGTCGTGAGCCGCTTCCATCAGGTTTGTCAAATCCACGCGGCGGCGGGTCGGCATATAGAACAGCGTCGCAACGCGGCAGGGAGTTTGCAAGGGGGCTTTCGGCTTAGGGGTAAGATAATGCACGGCTGCACGTTCGTACTTGAGATACGCAGCACTCGGCATAACTCGCGCTATTTTCCCTTTGTGGCAAACTGGGCACCGTGCGCCCATGTAGAAAATCTGCGGGCTGTTCTTTTTGGTGATTGGCGGCAGGGGGATGGTGTAGGTGTAAATCATACCGACACTCCCGCTTTGTGCAGCAATTCGGCTTCTTTCTGCTGCCACTTGGCGCTGGCATAGGCGCAGGATTTGAGCCGTTCGCTGTATGCCGTGATTTCGTTTTCAAGCTGCTGCTGTTTTTCACGGCAGACGGCGGCAAGCTGCAAATACATTTCCTTATCCGTCATACATAACCTCCACAAAACGCTGATGTGCGCCGTCAAAGGTGATAGGCACATCGTCATTTGTTTCTCCGCGCTTGTTTTTGGCAAGCACAAAACAATACTTGGTATCTTCCCCAATGGTCTTTTTGCCGAGCAGGATCACCGCGTCTGCATCCTGTTCGATTTGCCCGGATTCTTTCAAATCCCTCATATCAGGCTTGTCGCTGACGCTGCGGTTAAGCTGGGCGAGTGCCACAACCAGCCGCCCGGTGGTCTGCGCCATCGTGTGCAGCTGCATTGAGATGTTGGTGACCGTCTCGTACCGGCTTACGCCTTTGGCGGGGATAAGCTGCAAATAATCCACCACCACAATGTCCGCTTGTTTGGCGGCGGCGGTGGCGGATATCCACGCAACACTTTGCCCGCCTGCATTGATGAGCCACAGCGGAAGTTTGCTGACCGCCTGACAAGCCATAGCGTATTCTTCATCCTGCGGGGCGCGGCGCTTAAATACAATTTCGTCCATCGGGATGCAGGCGTAACACGCCATCAGCTTGTCAAACAAACCTATCTGGTCGGTTTCGTAGGAAAAAAAGCAAACCTTTTTGCCGGACTTGGCAAATTGCAAGGCAAGCTGCAAGCCGAGCGCGGTCTTGCCTGCCGACGGTCTGCCGCCGATGACTACAAACTGCCCGGGGCGAATGGAGCAAAGACGGTCAAGGGGTTCCAGCCCTGTCTTAATGCTGCGGTCGGTGCGGTCGTTCTGTTCCAGAAGCCACTGCCCGGCGACTTCCGCCACAGTCATACAGCGGTTGTCCACACTGTCCTGCGTGAGAGCGTCACAGAGCGCCGCTGACAGCCCGCGCATTTCATCAAGGGTATTGCCGTCCTTGGCAATTTGAAGTCCCAGTAGCGACGCGCGGCGGCACATAGCGTTATTGCGCACAGCGGTGACAAACTTGCGGTACTCGCTGATGCGGGGAATCACCTGCATACAGTACAAAACCGTGTCGCGGTTCTGCATCAGCACATAATCGTCCTTGCCGAAGTAGCCGCGGGAAATAAACAAATCGCGGATTTCGGCAAAGGCGTCTTTGCAGGACACGTCCTCAAAGTCGTTCTCGGACAGATGGTCGATGCAGTAGAGAATGCTTTCGGGGAACACAGCCATAGCGCCGATAACACATTGTTCTGGTGTTGCGGGCATCAATGCCACCCCTTCCATTCATCTTCCTGCGGCGCAGCGGGCTGCTTTTGGCGGGTTTTCTCCCAAGTGCGAACAGCGGCACGCCAATCTTTCATTTTGGATTTGCCAATCATCCAGCCTTTTGAAGCGTAGAAGTCGCAAAATTCGTTGCCGTCAATGCCGTTTTGGCGCTGCTGGCAGTAGTCTGCGACTTCCTGCGGCGTTGGGGGAACAAAACGGGAAGACACACCCTCGCCCCCCGCAAGGGGGGTAGGGGGGATAATATTTGTTTTTGTTCTTTGTTCTTTGTTTTGGCTGGCTTCGCTAACGTTCGCTAACGTTCGCTTGCGGTCGCTTGCGGTCGCTTGCGTTCGCTTTTTAGCATTTTCGGAATTTGCCTTGCATTTGGCATTGTACTGGTCTTGAGCTGCCCTTATATTGCGGGTAATGAACCGATACGCAATCACTTCTTTTCCAGTGAGCGGCTCGGGCGGTTCCTCGCCGTTGCAAAAAGCAGCAAGCGCGTACATAAGCCGTCGAAACTCACTGTCCGAAAGGTCGGACGTATCTTCCATATACCCGGGATAAAAAGGGATATACTTCAATTCAGCCATATTCAGTTGTCCTTCTCTTTGAGTTCACCTTGACAGTAAATTGATAAGAGCGTGAATTCCACGCAAACGGTCATAGCCAAGGATTTTGCCCGTTCCAGCCCAAAACTGAAACAGCTTTCCGTCCGACTTTCTTTTGCAGTGGAAGTGTCCAATTTGCTTATTTTTCAGAACAAATTCGATGTTGTTCTGCTCAAACTGGCTTATTGCGTATGAAATTCTGTCCGGATTTTTTGCAACACGTTTTTTATGGGATTCTTGCGCAAAAAGGTGATAACCACCATCAAAGCTTTCTGCCGGATCGCTTTCGCGCTCGTCTTTTGTCATATTTCACCTTAGAACGGCAAGTCGCCGGAGGTATCGTCGATAGGTTCATATGCCGCCGTGTAGGACGTTGCGGCAGAGGGAAGGTATTTCTTTTCGGGTACGGTGAAGTCCTTATCCCGAATCGCCTTGACGGAATGGGTAGAGGAAACGCGCAGGCGGGTCTTGATTTCGCCGTTGTACTCGTATTCTTCCTCACCGAGAACCATACCGATGAGCTTACGGGACAGCGTGGCTTCGTCGTTCTGGAAAACATAGCCGGGGTTGGAGTTCTGCACCGACGTGAGGAACGACTTGAAGAAAGGCTGCGCCTTTTCCTTGTAGGAGCGAATCAGAACGCCGCCGGACGGCCATTTGTCAAGGTTCAGGCGGTCGCGCAGGTCTCGGAAGTAGTTCTTGTAGGATCCTTCCGCAATGTCAAACTCGATACGCAGGTACTCTTTTTCGGGCACATCTTCGGCGCGGACAATGCCGCATACATAGCCGCCTGCGGTCAGGCGGGCGTCGCTTGCTTCGGATACGTTGTTCCAGTTGATGTTTTTCATGGTTTATTCCTCCATACCGTAATATTCGCGGATAACTTTATCGACAGCAGCCAGATCGTTGGGAATCAGGTCGCTTTCAAACATACCGATGGGCGTTTTGACGGTGTCCTGCCCGTTGTTGTGGGTGGAAAACAGATACTTGCCATCCTGCACGACGGTTTTCAGCACGATGGTGTATTTGCCTTCAAGGGTGACTTTCTCGTCCAGCATGCGCCCGATCGTCTTGAATTTCTCGTTGCCGTTCTGGTCAACCTCGCTGTGACCGAGAAAATAGACAATGCGGTCTGCGGGCAGGGCGGCGGCTTGGTTGACAAGGGTGAAGTAGTTCAGCGCCATATCAGTGAATTTCTGGTAGCCGGTGGTCTTGGCGGTGCGCATAAACTCGTCTACCATTAAGTAGGTGGCATCGTCGATGACGATACTTTTTCGGTCGGTCTTGTGAATGGCAGCGTCGATTTTTTCATAGCTGTCGGTGTTAAAGGTTTTCATCTCGGTGCGGAACGGCATCGGCTTGCCGGACACATTGATAACAGCGACTTTGGCGGGGTCAAAGTTGCGCAGACTCGCGCTTTTTCCGGTGCCGGACTGACCGTACACCATAACAATAATAGCCATTAGATTGCTTCTCCTTTCGGGTCTGGGGTGGTAAGGTGGATTCGGCGGTTCTCGGGGGAAATGTTGACAAATTCTGGGTTCTTTTTATCGGATGTGGTGTAATAAAACCGAACGCCGAACTGCTTAAAGCAGTGAACAGAGCGTCCCCCGCGCAGTCTTTGACCATACCGGCGGTTGCCCTGCGGACACATCGCGTTCAGTTGGTCTTCGCCGCAAAGCTGTACACCATCGCTGGCGGCGTACACAAAAGACGGCGCGTCCTGCATCACTCTGGCAGCGCAGGCAAGCTGCATCAAAATTTCGTTTTCCATTTCTTTCTCCTTTATCGAAAACAAAAGGCTTGTTCCCACGGGTCGAGTTCAAAAACATTCTCGCCGGGGAAATCGTCCTCTGTCACGCAGTTTTCACAGCCGATGATTTCGTTTTCGATTTTGTAAATGGTTTCGCATTCCTGCCCGCAAATCGGGCAGCAGGGATAATCAGGATCATCGGGCGGAAACGGGTTGTCTTGGTGACCGTATGTTGTCATTCGGACACCTCCACAAGTTCGCCGTTTTTCAAGGTGTAGAAGGTATCTGGCTTGACGGTTTCGCCGTCAACTTTAAAGCACTGCACATCTTTACGATGCCAGGAGTCTTTTTTGTCTTTCGACCATTCAGCAAGCACAATCCAGCATCCAAGCGCACCGCGAGCTTTACCTTCGATTCCAAGAGCAGCCGCAACGCTTTCCGCGCCCTCTACCGTGGAAGCGGAATAGTCGCCCGTGTTGGTGGAAGCGGAATAGTCGCCCGTGTTGGTGGAAGCGGAACGGAAGCCCGTGTTGGTGGAAGCGGAACGGAAGCCCGTGTTGGTGGAAGCGGAACGGAAGCCCGTGTTGGTGGAAGCGGAACAGAAGCCCGTGTTGGT